CCTATGCTTTTCAGGTAGGTGCGGTGGCGCTTTTGTAAATTAAACATTAAAAGGTCTTGGTGCGTGTTATAAAACCGCACCAAGCCTTAAAAGAATAGTCCGAAAAGAAATGAGTAACAAAGCAAAGAACGATAAGGGAAGCATACTGGTGGACGTGGAGGCCATGCTTGACGTCTTCGAGCCGTGCTTTCTGCGAATGCCAAAAATTCGTCGTATTCATGGTGCAGCCGTAAGAATGGAAGACGCTGCCTATGACATCATTCACTACTTCTCGATAGCGTATGAGATGGGTAATGACGAGGCGAAAGAGAAGCGTCATTATATCAGCCAGATGTTGGGTGCTTATGGCAGGATGCAATCTTGTTTTAAGCGGTTGATGAAAGTTGATATTCAGACGCAGAAAATCAGCAACCCTGACTCAAAAGGGCAGTTATACTTATTTTCGGACTCTGCAAAATTGGCAATAGCCAAACACATGGAGAAGATTGAGGAAGGCATTATCAAGTGGCGCAGTTCGGTGAGAATATCCCGCATCATGTCCGAGGAAAGGTCGGCAGAAAATGCAAGAAGTTCCTCGGCAGTATTTCGGGAGTAAAAGGAGATGTGGGTATCATTTATACCATAACAGACGATACATCTATTACCGCACGAACCGATGGTTTGCTGAGAGGAATGGCGTTAACAATGCTTGGAATTTCAACGGCAACAACCGTAACCTCAACAACAACAACGTGAACAACGCTTATCAGGTTGGTGCGGTGGCGAATTTACTCGGAGAATATAATATGCAGACAGAAACAATAGAAGAACGTATATTTGCCAGTCAAATGGCTATAACCTTTACCACTGAGCGCAACAAGCGCAGGGGGCATGACTCTTTGGTGTATGAGAACCATATCATAGCCAATAACGTCAAGGCGACACGACGCAGGCTGGAGCGTTCGTTACGCATCGAACAAAACTACGCCTTTCTCACATCTCTTCCACGTTGGCGTGAAATCATGGCTACGGAATTTGAGGGACGGAAGATTGACCACGAAATCTGCGATATAGTGATACCGAGAGCCGATGAGATACTTTCTCCATATACGTTTAATAACCGAAAGGGTAAAGGCTCACAAGCCGCAATTAACTACCTGATAGAGCACATCAACGAAGTAACCTTGAACTACACCAAGCCAGCACGCATCATCAAGATTGACTTTAAGGGATATTTCACAAATGCACTTTGGAGTTATGCCGAGAAATATATCTGCGAGGTAATAGACACAACAGATAGGGAGGATAAGGATTATCTGAAATGGCTTACGATGATTGCCATGCACTGCAATCCTGCCGCACACTGCGAGCTACGCACGCCAGTATATATGTGGAAAGAACATATCGAACCTGAGAAGTCCATTCTTACCAAGCCCGAAAATGTTGGAGCAGCCATCGGCAGACTGATATGGCAGACAGCAATGGGGTTATACATCAACGATATTATAGAATGGTTAACTGTGGATTGCGGACTTCATGTGGTGTGTTTCGTGGATGACATCGTGATAATTGTTCCTGAATATCTTCACGAATATGCGTTAAACCTGCTGCCTGAATTACGGAGGCGGCTGTCAGAACGAAATGTAACATTGAATGAAAGAAAATTCTACGACCAACCCTACGAGCACGGAGTTGAGTTTCTTGGCACACATATCAAACCCTATCGCATACACCTCAATAATCGCACCTATGGACGTGCCGTGGAACACATCAAGTTGCTGAACGCAGCAAGGTACAAGAATATCGACGCAATGGTGCAGAGTTTCAATAGTTATTCAGGAATGCTAAAGAACCGCACAGACTACAAACGGCTGATAGCGTTGAAAGATATACTTGCGCCAGAATGGTGGCAGTGGCTCGACTGGGATTGCCGCAGGTTGTGCCTGACCTACAAACCCGAATATTCCGTCAATGAGAGATTAAATAGAAAATATTGTTTAAACTTAAAAAGAAAGAACTATGACACATTCAGAAATCATCGAGCAGGTAAATGCTCTGAACAGCGAGAAGCTAACATTACAGTCGCAGCTTAACAGCGAAGACTACAAGACCATCAAGAATGCCGAGGCGCAGGCAGCAGGTAAACCTTTACCCTACGACCCTGACGAGTTACACACCAAGCATCAGGCATGGCGTGACCGCATCAATGCCATCGAGGATGAGATTGAGAGGCTGGAGGCTACCGAGCCTGAGGTGGAAGAACCGCATGACGTGGCAGAGGAACAAGAGTAAACAACCAACGAGCTTGCACCACTCCTACGGTGTGAGATGCAAGCCCGTTTTAAAAACGAAAACGGAAATGGAGAAAACAGTTGGAGCGAAAGCACTTCTTTGGAGTACGATAGGCGCAGAACTTACCACAGTGGTATATGACCTCCGCTATATGGTTATGCTATCACTTGTTCTGATTTGCGCTGATTTGTGGTGGGGGTTTAGGGATAGCAAGGTTAAGTATCAGGAAGCCGTAGCCATAGGAAAGGCAGTTTTGATTGATAAATACAAATGGCATAAGTCAAAGGCTATCCGCAGAACGTGCAACAAGCTGGTGGATTATATGACATACCTCATCGTTGGAGCATTGCTAGGTTTGGCAATTACCGAGCCGATGGGATGGTGTAGTCATGTTGTTACGGCTTGCGTAGGTCTTAGTGCTGGCTGCTTGGCAGAGATAGCCAGCATTGTAGGTCATGTGGTATATGTAAAGTTCGGCATAGAACTAAAGATTACCGATGTATGGCGATGGCTGCTGAAGTTCTTTGTTGCTTTAGTTAAGAAGAAAAGCCAGGAGGTAGGAGAAGCCATCGAAGAGACATTTGACAAAGAACAGAATACGGAGGGCTGATATATGGTACTAACAAAGGCACAATTACTAAGAGCCGTTCCTAATCTATACAAACCACGATTGGACGAGTTTGTGGCGTCATTCAATATGTATGCGTATTACCACGGGTTGACAACTCCCAAGCGTATAGCGCACTACCTTGCACAGGTATTTTGTGAGAGTGGGGCATTACGATACGTTGAAGAAATTGCCAGCGGTGCAGCCTACGATACTGGCAAACTTGCTGAAAAGCTCGGCAACACACCCGAAAAGGATGGTGACGGACAACGATACAAGGGGCGTGGATATATCCAGCTGACAGGCATGGCTAACTACAAAGCATTTAACGGTTACGATTTTTGCCTTGAGGATGTAGTACAGCACCCTGAATTGGTTGCTAAGTATCCGTATAACCAGCTTGCTGCCATGTGGTATTGGGAGAAGCATAATCTCAATGACATCGCTGATAAGGATGATGGTGGAAGTATTGGTGAGAAGATAGTCGAGAAGATAACCAAAGTGGTTAATGGAGGTCAGAATGGTATCGCAGATCGGAAATATTACTATCGCAGGTTCAAAAAAGAATTCGGATTATGAAAAAAGCAGTGTATTTACTTTCCGTTATGTTAGCCATATCATTACTATATAATTATAAGGCTTGCACCAGTACCGCGAACACCGTTACCATAGAGCGTACCGACACGATGTATATCACCAAGAATGATACGTTACCGTACATCAAAAAGGAAACGGTTACGCATTATATCAAGGTTCCAGTATCAAAGGATAGCATAATACATGATACTATCAATGCAGAAGTGGTGCAGCGCACCTATACGAACGACAGCCTATATGTCGCCTACGTCAGCGGAATACGATACAACGACTATCCACGCCTTGACAGTATCTCTATTATGCAGCGCACCATCCTGCTGGAAAAAGAGCGTATAGTAAATGTCGAACCACCATGGAGGTTTCGGGTAGGTTTGCAGGCTGGTGCAGGTTTTGGCGTTTTCAGCCGGAAGCCAGATGTATATATCGGTGTCGGTGGGCAGATCAGTTTTTGACAATTAGGTCAACGATTTTCCTGATGGCATCATCAGCGTGTCTTTTCATTATCTTTGCGTAGTTATAGATAGGGCGGTTGGTTTTCATCGACTGCCCTATTGCATACTCCAGTATCTCCAGCGGTATGCCAAGGTCAAAGCCATGCTGAACGAAAGACTTACGGGCAGAATAGAAACTGATGTCGGTACGTTCCAGCCCTGCTTTCGTGGCGATGGTTTTCAGGCTTCTGTTTACGCAGTATTTGAAGCTGTCGTAAGTTTTGCTATCCATCACTATCCGTCCGTCATCGTTGATGAGACGGGATATGATAGGATAGGCTTCGCTGACAATACCGAACTCCGTGAGGTGTCCGTGGTTAGTGTTCTTTGTTTTGATACGCCTATAAGCGATATTTTCTTTATCCGTAAACTGGTAAGCCAACAGGTCTTTCAGGTTCATTCCGCCAAGCATATACGACAAAATGAAAAGGTCAAGAACCTTGCGTGTCTTTCTTTTGGCAGGTTTATAACGATACAGCTTTCGCATATCCTCGACTGATATATCAATATCCCGTGGCGGTGATGACTGTCGCTTATAAAATGCGAACGGGTTTTGCTCGTACTTGACGAGCTGCATCTTGATAGCGTAGTTCGTAATGATGACAACAGGGTTCACGCAGATAGTGATATACGATGGCGAGAGTTTCCGTGAGCGTAGCTGGTGCAGGTAGTCATCAACCAGTTGTGGTGTGATATGTGCGAGGAATATATCTCCGTGCGTGAATTCCAGGAACTTGCCAAGGTGGTATTCCATAAGGTTGGCAGAACTCACCCTACCCTCTTTCCGCAGGTGGTCAAGATAACGTTGAGCGACACCCATCAGCGTAGCGGTGTTATTGCTCGATGGCATATCCCTAAGGAGGTTCCGCAGCTGTTCGCAGGAAAGTTCGCCACTATTGGGTACACGCTCCAGCCTTTCGTCATATTCGTTGAGCAGTTGTCGCAATTTAACGTTGATAGCCTTTGCGTCCGGCTGACCAACGACTACACCATTTACGAAGTTTGCAAGGCTGTTGACTCTGTACTTAGTTACGATATAATGAGTTTCCGACTTATGTCCGACGGATACACGTATCTTATACGTTCCGTCCTTTGACTTGGTATGCCTGAGTACCGCAAGTTTGATTGTTGTCATAAAGCAAACGAATAAAAAGTATTCGCTATGCCGTCCAAAAGTGGACGCAAAGCTTGATTTTCCGTGATTTCATTATCCAGCCCGAAAGCCGTATATACTGACGTTGCAGACCTTTGCCTGCTGGTGTTCCGTACGTTTGGTTGCTCATACTTACATTTTAAGAAACCTAACGCTGTAACCTTTTGTGGATGGCAGCGTTAGGTAGTGGTTAATTTTTCAAAATATTCGTTTTTAAGCGTCCTAACGAGTTTTTATTCGTTCCATGGGTACTTTATAAGGCGATGCAGTAAAATGCCGTTAAAACGAAAATTAAGCCAAAATAACTCACATCTGTGTCCTACTCAATGAGCCTACGACCTTATATATAAATATTATATAGTCTTTCCTGATGTCACGGTCAGGATAGAGCCTGTCACCGAAGCGGTTTGTTTCCTCGTTGATACAAGTCAGTCGTAGGTACTCGTCACTGGTTGTTGATGGATAGATATTTTTCAAGAGGCGGTCAGACTGGGTGATGACGAGGTAGGTGGAGCCGTAGTCAATATCATCTATTACTGGGATAGGGCGAACAAATACCACATCGCCAGCGCAATACTTGGGTGTCATGCTGTCGCCATATACCGTAAGACCGATACATCCCTGCATGGAGGGTATACTGACATATTCTTCAACCTTATTCTCACTACCCTCCAAGCCTATTCCGTTGCCAGCACACACACGGATATCAAGGATGGGTTGCTTGAGTAACGAGTTACCATCGCTGTCTTGCATCCCGAAGATATCCTTACCAAGTACGTTGGAGATTTCCAGCAGATAGCCTGCCTTGAATTCCTGAGCTTTCAATCGTTCCTGCAATGCCTGTGCGGAGATACCCATCTTTTCGGCTAACCAAGACAGGTTCACAGAGTTCTGCTTTAGCAGGTAGCGAACCTCTTTTCCGCTAATCTTTTTCTTCTCCATAGTTCTTTGTTTTTATCCGAGTAAAACTTAAAAATAATTTAAAAAATACTATATACTATTTTAAAATAATTTAAAAAGTAAAGGAAATCTTTATATATTCCAAATACTTTATTTAAATTTGCGCTGTCTTCGGGACAAAGATACAAAGAAATCTCAAATAAAACAATACCTCAATCGGGGTAAATTCACAAACAGTTAAAAACAGAAAAGATGAAAAAGCAAAATTCAAACCAGTTCGACAGCAAGTTCATCAATCAGAACTTCCGCATTAAGGTGTTCGGTCATTTGGATGACGGCACAAAGATTAACACACTGATGGGCGTTAGTGGTATCATTAACCTTATCGGTCAAGAACTTTTCTTCAAGTTCGTTCAGAGGGCTATCGACAGTATGTTAGACTGTTGCGTCTGCAAACTGCGTCGTGGCTTGGTTGTTTCGTTGTATGTAAAGTAAGGAGGGTAAGGCTATGAAGAACTATAAGCAGATATGTAAAGAGGTCGCTGGTGATGTTCAGGCAAAGATTGAGAACGCTATCATCTTCCACGAAGATTATATACTGGGCGAATACCAGTACGGTAATGCCCTTATCATCGTTGAGACTGGGTGGAAGCATAAAGACGGATGGCTCCACCCGTACACTGATGTTGTGGTTATGCACGATGACTGTTGCCACACATCGCCACGGCTGACACAAGCCATCGAGAAATCGTTACCAGAGTGGTCGAAAATAGAGAGTAATATCGAGCTACAGATGGAGTACTTACAATAGCAGAGAGGGCGGTAGCCTTAGCCTTTTGCCGAGGTCTTACTGATAAAGAGGTTGCCGCCCTGCTATTTAAATCATATTGGACGGTTAAGACACAGAAGAAATCAATCTACGAGAAGTTAGGCGTGAGCAACGATACGGAGCTGGTAGCATACATGATATGCGAGCACAAGGGTATCGAGTTCGACCTGCAGAAGTTAAGAGAACAAGGAATAGAGTTATTAACAAAATGACAACAGCACAGCCATATAACGAAGCAGAAGCAAGGTTACAGGTCATCCTGCGACTGATGAACGGCATGACATTCGGATTGCGTAAGAGCGAGAAGATTGTCGGTGGCCGTGCAAGATTGGAGCGTCTTATCGTCGAGGGTAAAATCAGAGCCGAGAAATCCAATGCCAGCGCACAGAATGGTAAATGGTTCTGCAATGCCTCGGACGTGCTGCGTCATGCAAAATTATAAGACTATGAAGAAAGTAATTATCAACATCGTACTGATCATCGTTTTTGCCCTGCCTTGCGCATGGCTGGCGTCAGAGTCCATAACCCTGCAATTGCTTGGACTGGTTTATACTATCGAGTATTACAAGGGTTTCATACACCCAATTGTCAAACGAATTGGGAGTGTTTCTTAAACTCTTTTCTGTTTTAAAGCAAGTTGCACAGCCATCGTGGCGACACCGTGAGGCGTTAAGTGGCTCGTAGCCGCTGTGCAACCAAAGACAACTGAGTTTTTATAAGTAACATTATTCACAATTAAAAAAACAAGATTATGGAAAGAGAAGAAAAATCAGTGTTCGAAGTGCTTAGTGCAATCAATGTCAATGAGCACACCGAGAAAAAGAATGGTCTTACGTACCTCTCATGGGCGTGGGCTTGGGCGGAAGTGAAGAAGCACTATCCGGGTGCAACGTATACCATCTATGAGAACGCCAACGGTATGAACTACCACACGGACGGTCGTACCTGCTGGGTAAAGACTGGCGTAACCATCGAATGTCAGGAGCATATCGAATACCTACCAGTCATGGATTACAGGAACGCCAGCATCCCCGTTGATAAAGTTACCAGCTTTGATGTGAATAAAGCTATCCAGCGAAGCCTGACGAAAGCCGTGGCACGTCATGGACTGGGGTTGTATATCTATGCTGGCGAAGACCTACCTGATGCAGCCGATAGCGATTTCGATAACGTGCTGACAGAGATTGCTAACGCAAAGGACGAAGAAACCTTGAAAGATATCTATTACAAGTATCAAAAAGACTACGGTACTAATAAGAAGTTCATCAGTGCAGTAAACAGCCGCAAGGGTATAATCAGTCGTGCAGCATAAAGGAGTTGAGATTATGAAAAAGAATATAATATTACCAACGTGCCCCGTGGTGTTCGAACCTGAACACCACACCTACCACCTCAACGAAAAGAAGTTGAGCGGTGTTACCGCCATCGTCAAGTGGTTATTCCCTGATACCTATGCAGGTATTCCCGAAGACGTATTGATGCGTGCTGCCGAATATGGTACGCTCATTCACGGCAAGTGCGAACTTGCGGATAATATGGGTATCGCTGACGAGCCTATCGTCAAGGAATATCAGCGTATCATCAAGGATGCAGGATTGGAAGTGTTGTGCAGTGAATATCTCGTCAGCGATTGCAAGGATATCGCCAGCAGCATTGACAAGGTCTTTACGGATGACAGTCTTGGCGACATCAAGACTACCAGCAAGGTTCACGAAGCCAATGTTCAATTGCAGTTGAGTATCTATGCCTATCTGTACGAGTTGCAGACAGGGCGCAAGGCTAACAAGCTCTACCTCATTTGGCTTCCGAAGCCACAATACGGAACCCCGATGGTCAAGGAGTTGCAGCGCATCCCGTCAGGCGTCTGCGAGTTCATTATCCAAGTGTTCGTTGCTGGTGGTGACCCGTTGAGCGTTATTCCTCATGTGTCGCAGTATCTTTCCTATCAGCAGGAACACAAGCGCACCAAGGGAGAAATACCTGATGAACTTAGTTCTATCGTTGAAGAATTGATGATGGTTAAGCAGCAGCTTAACGAACTTAGCGAGCGTGAAAGTGAGTTGAAGAAAACCATCCTCACCGTCATGCAGCGCAATAGCGAGGACACTTGGGGTAACGACCTCATCCAGTTTACACGCAAGGCTGCATACCAGCGTGAAAGTATCGACACCAAGGCATTGAAAGCCAACGAGCCGAGCATCTATGAGAGATACAAGAAAGTAACGAAAGTCGCAGAAAGTTTAACGTATAAATTGTTATAAGACTATGGCATTTGTATTGATTGGTCGTATCATCGCTGTTGACCAGCAGCAGACAATAATGGCATCCAAGAGTGATGCAAGTAAGACTTTCCAACGCAGACGGGTGTACCTTGATTGCAGCCGTTATGACAGCATAACTGGCGAGCAGTTGCAGGAAAACAAGCCCATGCTGGAGTTTGGAGGCAAGGGTCTTGAGCAGCTTAACGAGTTGTGTAAGCAAGGTTTAAAGAAAGGCGATTTGGTTTCCATTGAATTCGCTGTACAGGGCAACACATATAAGGACGCACAAGGAAACACAAAGAACTTCACGGGCATTCGTCCGTATGCAATCGAGCGTTATATTCCCAAGAGCCAGCAGAACCAGCATCAGGCACAGGCAGCACCTCCGCAGCAGGCTCCAGCACAGCAGCCTCCGGTAACGATACCCACAGGTACGGATGACGGCTTACCATTCTAAAAGCGTAGCGTATGGCAAAGCAGATTATCCTCACCAAGCAAGACGGCAGGCTGGTATTCGACCAGGAACCAGCCGCTGTCTTCGAATTTCTCTCCAATGGGCAGTACGTCCTAACGATTAAGCGCATGAACACGAAGCGCAGTATAGCGCAGAATGATCTGATGTGGATGTGGATGGCTTGCATCGAGAGGGAGACGGGAACCAGCAAGGATGATATCTATATGTACTACTGCAAAAAGTACCTGATGAAGACCATCAAGGTTGGCGAAAAGTTGGAGCGCATATATAACACGTCATCCAAGCTGAACACACAGCAGATGACCGAATTCTTAAACCATATTCAGTCGGACGCCCGTGAGGAATTAGGCATTACACTTCCACGTCCCGAGGATAGGTTCTTTGAGGCGTTTTACAATCAATTCAATTATTGATACTATGGCCGGTCATTATTTTAAAACAAAAGAAGAAAGGATGCAAGCATTTTATAATTGTATTCTTGCCCTTTGGGGTAGAGCGAAAGCAGGAAAAGATATAAATCCGTCTGTTGTAATAGATAGATTTCATATTGGACATATCAAAATGGAACCTATATTAAGATTGGCTAAACAGGACGAAAGACCTACATTCGAACAATGTGTGGCTGTTCGTAATGAGTTAAGTGAATACCAAAAACAAGCAAATAAAAGGAGTAGAGAAAAAAGAAAAAAGAATGAAAATATAAATGGTTATGAAATACCATTATTTAAAGATGATATTTTGACTTTGCTTAAAAACGACCCGAAAGGCGAGGAAATAGCAGCAAATTTTCTAAAACAAAGAAATTGGAAATTACAAAAACCTACTTGGGTTAATTATTAACTAATTATTAAGTAATATTAAGTAACTATGGACAAAAACTATTTTTCAGCAGTGAGAAGAAACAAAGTGAATAACTTGAAAGCACTAGCATTGCCGCCTGATGTCTTCGGTATGAACTTTTTTAAGCGTGATAAGAAAGGCAGATGGACACACCGTCTGTAAGTATCAATTTTTAAATCAAACATTATGGAATTTCAAAAAATTCAACTGACAAAGAAGAATACCCTTAACTTGGTGTTCAAGAATGAGAATGGCGACATCGTAACGGTCGCTGGTGCTAACATCGCACACAAGGATATGAAAGCAGCCTTGCGAGCACTCGTTCCACATATCGCCCTGATGACAGAGCAGCGAGAGGTCGTGAACCGAACCTTGAAAGAGGTCGAGAAAGACCGTATCACGGATGCCAACAGTCAGAGCGTATTCAAGTGGATGAACGTTGATTGCGTGGTGCTGGCAGATGACGGCAGCACGTTTACCCTACAAGGTACACGCATCCTGCAGAGCGGTAGCGTCATCAAGATTGAGTCGCCTGCTGTTACGGTCTGCGACCACGACCATTATCAGTACATCAGCGAGCTTTCGTTGGCTGTCGATGCGGTCATCTATGAGGCAGAAGCCTACTACAAGGAAGCCAAGTGGGGATTGAAAGAGGGCTCGCTGGACTTCGGTGAGGATGACCCGTTTAATGGTAAGGTAACGACAGATCAAGTTCCCGAGGCTGACATCAAGCCAGCAAAGGCAAAGAAAACTAAGAAGCAGAAAGTGGCATGATTGTTCCAGTGTTAGACATAACGCTGACACCTAACGGTTATAAGGTGACTTTCCAGTACCATCCGCTGTTGGTTGCCTGCTGTAAGAGAATACCTACGGCAAGATACAACGGAGAGGGTAGGTACTGGGAGGTCGCCACCGTTGACGCTCAATACTTGCGCCTGATGGCTAACTGGGCGCAGGATAAGAATATCGTCCGCATGGTGCGGTGGCTTAAGGATGACGAACCCGTGGAGAGTTACAAGGAATTGCCTATGCCTACACTGACCGTACCCCACAATATGCTGGTACAGCCCTACGACTACCAAAAGGAGGGTATCGCCTACGCCTTGCAGAAGAAACGCTGCATCATGGGTGACGAGCCTGGACTGGGTAAGACAGCACAAGCCATCGGTACACTGACCGCCAGCGGAGCATTCCCTGCACTGGTCATCTGCCCTGCATCCTTGAAAGTAAACTGGCAGCGAGAGTTTAAGAAGTTCGGTGGCATTGATAGCGTCATCCTTGATGATAATAATCGTGGCGTGTGGCAGAACCTGTTGCACATGAAGCGTCAAGACGGTAAGCCGTTATGTCAGGTTATTATTACCAACTATGAGAGCCTAAAGAAGTTCTTTGTCCGCAGGCTCATTCGTCAGGAGCGTTTCACGATGAAGTCTATCGAGTTTGACGAGCGTATCAAGCTATTCCGTTCGGTCATTATTGACGAGAGCCACAAGTGCAAGAGCAATAAGACGCAGCAGGCAAAGTTCGTGCAGGGTATTGCCGAGGGTAAGGAGTTCGTGTTGGAACTGACAGGTACGCCAGTCGTGAACAATAACGAAGACCTCATCCAGCAGTTACGCATCATGGGCAGGCTCGATGACTTTGGAGGTTATCAGAAGTTCGTAGGCAGATATTGTCAAGGCTTCAATAAGTCAAGTCACGTCAAGGAGTTAAACCTACGCTTGCGCAATCTGTGCTTCTTCCGTAGGCAGAAGAAAGACGTACTGACACAGCTTCCCGATAAGACACGCAGCTACCTTGTTACTGAAATCAGCAACCGCAAGGAATATTCAGCAGCCGAGAAAGACGTCATCAAGTACCTGCGTGACTATAAGGATGCAGACGATGAAAAGTTGCAGCGAGCCATCCGTGGCGATATTATGGTGCGCATGAATATCCTCAAGCAGGTGTCAGCCCGTGGTAAGATTGAAAGTGCTGCCGAAGTCATCCATAATACTATTGATACTGGCGAGAAGCTGATTGTTTTCTGTTTCCTTAAGGAGGTGGTAGCAGCTTTGCGTCATGAGTTCCCCAAGGCAGTAACCGTCACGGGCGATGACAATGACAAACAGAAGCAGCACAGCGTTGATATGTTCCAACAGGACGAGAACTGCAAGCTGATAATCCTTAACTATCGCAGCGGTGGCACTGGCTTGACCTTGACAGCAGCGAGCAACGTACTGTTCGTTGAATGGCCTTGGACAGCGGCTGAATGTGAGCAAGCTGAGGATAGAGCGCACAGAAACGGGCAGAAAAATGCAGTGAATTGTATCTACATCTTAGGACAGAACACTATAGATGAGTATATGTATAATTTGATACAGACGAAGCGTACCATCGCCAATGGTGTAACGGGTACGGAAGACGTAACACAAGAGCGCATAGAACGTCAATCTGATTTAATATTGAATGCCGCTTTGGATATATTTAAGGGTAAATATTAAAAAATGCGGTTTATTTTACCGCTAACAGCGTTTTGGATGTTCGGTGGGTAAGTTATAAGGTCAAGGTATAAAAAGCCGTTAAAACGAAAAATAAACGAAAATAACTATGAAGAAAGAAAGTACAAAGCCACAAACGGAAAGCCAGATACAGAAAGATTGCGTCCGATGGTTCCGTGAGCGTTATGAGAGTATCGAGCCGCTGTTCTTTGCTGTCGGCAATGGTGGCGCACGAAATGTATGGACGGCAAAGATTATGAAAGACGAGGGCGTGAGGGCTGGTGTTGCCGACTTGGTGCTGCTCATTCCACGTCACGGATATTCCTGCCTGTGCATCGAAATGAAGACACCTGACGGGAAGCAGTCCGACAGTCAAAAGACCTTTGAAAGGTTGCTGACACAGTATAAAGGAAAGTATGTCGTATGCCGTTCGCTTCCCGATTTCCAACGGGTAGTGATGGAGTACGTAGAAGATAAAATTGTAGAACCAAATATTTAGAAACAATGAAAAATGAATTAGTAGTAAATGTGAGAGTTATCAAGAAGCATGGAGCCAACTGTGCTGTCGTGCTCGGAGTTATTAACGCCAGTAGTGAGTCGATGACCAATACGGAAGTCGCCAATGCCTTGGGCTTTAGTTTCCCGACAGCGCAGAAGTGTTTGCAGAAGCTGGCAGACGATGGCCTAATTCGCATGAACGGAAAGAAGTATCGTAAACTTTAAAAAAACTTTAAAAAATGGCACGAAATGATTGTTATTCCGCAAATTCTTTTTATTTTTGCGGTGTCAAAATCTTAGAGCGACACGTGGTCGCTGGTAACTCCAGCGTTTTTCGTGCCCCAAATTTATTAGGTAAAATATACCCCAACGAGTGCGGTAACAGTAATGTCCGCAAAGGTTTCGCTCTAAGAACCTTGACAGCTCGTATTGGGGTTTTATTATGTCAAAATTATTAGAGTTATGACAAACAATGAGAATGAGCAGAATGTCGCTTTAAAGGTATCTAACGACATTCAGGAGTTCCTGGAAAGTTTCCAGAGTGTTAGTGGCCTGTACGAACGTGCAGCCAAAGGTATGGCCGTCTTGGTCGGCAGAAGTAGCCTCTGTGTCGAGGACAGAGTGGCGTTGAGTAATATGGTGCAGGACTATATGTGCCTGCTGGATATTTTAAAACCAATGAAGAAAGGAGAGTAACTATGGAAAAGATTATTGCTTACAAAGGGTTTGATAAAGACCTGAAGTGCCGATGTTTTCAATATGAGGTCGGCAAAGAGTATGAAATGGATGGTGAGATAAAGGTGTGTGAGCGTGGTTTTCATGCTTGCGAGTCGCCACTTGAAGTACTCGGCCATTACTTCATTCTTGACAATGGTGACCTTGCACGTTTCTGTGAGGTAGAACAGTCAGGCGTTTTTGATAAAGAAGAAAACACTACAAAGGTAGCATCTTCAAAGATTAAGATTAAGGCCGAATTGAAATTTGCAGACTTGATAAAACTTGGTGTTGAGTGGATTAAGGAGAAAACTATTAAAGGTAACTCCGATAAGTTATTGAATGATAATGGCGGTTACTATGCAAAGATAGGCAGCAGCGGTGACTATGCAAAGATAGGCAGCAGCGGTTACTATGCACAGATAGGCAGCAGCGGTGACTCTGCAAAGATAGGCAGCAGCGGTGACTCTGCAAAGATAGGCAGCAGCGGTGACTATGCACAGATAGGCAGCAGCGGTGACTATGCACAGATAGGCAGCAGCGGTTACTATGCACAGATAGGCAGCAGCGGTGACTATGCAAAGATAGGCAGCAGCGGTTACTATGCACAGATAGGCAGCAGCGGTGACTATGCACAGATAGGCAGCAGCGGTTACTATGCAAAGATAGGCAGCAGCGGTTACTATGCACAGATAGGCAGCAGCGGTGACTCTGCAAAGATAAATTCTATTGGTGAGGATAGTGTTATCTGTTGTGCAGGAAATAATTCTATTGTCAAGGCCAAGAAAGGTTCTTGGATAACGTTATCTGAATGGGTGTATAATGAAGATAAAGGTCGTTACGTTCCTAAGTGCGTAAAGACTGAATACGTCGATGGTGAACGCATTAAGGCTGACACTTGGTATAAGCTGATAGACGGTGAGTTTGTAGAGCAGAAAGGAGGTGAAGCATGATAATCCGTAATAACTCAATGGTAACTATACCCCGTAAACTGATACAAGATAAACGCATTTCTATCGGTGAACGTTCAGTTTTAATCACTATTGCGCTGGCAGATAAAAGAGAACCAATAACAATTGAGGACTTATGCCAATATGAGGGGCGAACAAAGCGCACCATTCGCAAGTATTTGAAGAACTTAATGGCGTGTGGATATTTAGAGAAAACGGAAAACGGTTATTTAGCAAATATTTGATTTATGGAACATCATTTTAATATAGAATTGGCAACAAAATTAGGTATTGAGGAAGCAATATTCCTCAATAACCTATACTATTGGCTGCAGAAGAATGCTTCTAACGGTAAGAATTATTTTGATGGCTCATATTGGACGTATAATACGAAACAGGCTTATACGGAGATATTCCCTTATATGAGCTATGATAAGATAAAGCGAATGATAAACCTGCTAAGAGAACAGAATATCATAAAGACAGGTCATTATGACGAAAACAAGATGAACCGTACTTTGTGGTATGCGTTTACAGAATGTGGTCTAAAGATGATGAAGGATGCAGGTTATAAAGTTGAGGTTTTAGGCTTCAAAGATGGCGAAGAAGATGACGATAAAAATTGTAATGATGAAAAAGGGCAAGAAGAACTATCGCAAAAGAGTGTTTTGCCCCAATGTACTACAAATATAAATAATACAAATATAAATAATAAAGAAACTCTTGAAACAAGTTCAAGAGTAAAAGAAAGGCTCTCTCACAAGTATAACAAAGACAAACTACTCACAGATATAGAAGTCAAGTACTATTTGGGTATGGAAGAAAATTATCCTCGTATAATGCGTATGGATGAGCCATTATTGTACAAGCAATATATTGCGCTTCTAAATAAGGGTGTTAATGTAGAGAAGATAAAAGCCAACCTTGAAGCAATGAATAATAACAAGAAAATCAAAGAAAGATATTCAGCTTATAAAACATTGTTGAATTATATCAAGATTGACAAGAACACTTACGCACCAACAACGGCATAATTATGGCAAACTTTATAGATGAAAATATTGTCCAGCTCAACAATATCCAAGCAGAGCGTGAACTGATAGCCGGATGCCTGTCGGATGATAATATATGGCAGGCGGTATCGCAGTACCTTACGGAGGATATGTTCTCTGACTACGAAAACCGCAAAGCATACAAGATCATGCGCCAAATGGATGCGGAGGGAAAGCGGATGGACTTCACGGAGTTTGGCATGAGGCTGCTATCGGTAAGAGGCGATATAGGACTATTCGCCACAGACGCCATCAGTTCCTACGAGCTGACCAAGCAGCGTGCCGAGCTGCTGCACGCCCTGATGGTAAGACGTAAGTTATACGCTCTATGCTGCAACGGCATGAAGATAGCCACAGACCCTACGGCAGACGTGGTGGACTTCCAGAAGCTGATGGACGGAATGAACGAAACG